AATAACAACTTTATTAGCATCAAATACTACATTTTTATTGCCTGTAGGTGCTGCTCTAATTATTAAATCATTATTTACCTTAGATCTAATAAAATCAGTAACTAAAGAACTATCAGCTGTTAGTAATCCGGCTACATGTAATGTATCATTCATAGAAACATCTCCAGAAAATTCGGCACTACTTATAACAGATAAATCATTAACCGATAAATTATTATAATTTGCAGAATTAACACTTAAATCGCTAATAATTACGGTACTAGCATCAAATACTACATTTTTATTGCCTGTAGGTGCTGCTCTAATTGTTAAATCATTATTTACCTTAGATCTAATAAAATTAGTAACTAAAGAAGTATCAATTATTGCTTCGTTAATAGTTGCAGTAGTACCTACATTTAAAATAGGAGTGTTCGTAGTATTAGATACATCTAAATTTTGCGCTGATACATCTAACATAGATGCATCATTCATAATTGTTTTATTTGCGATTAATTTTATATTTCTATTACCATTAGTACCAGCAGTAATAGATAATCCTGTAGGTGATTCAGAAAAAGTTGAAAAATTTACATTTGGGTTAGTTGTAGATCGGATAGTAAGATTATTAGTTTTAACATTAGAAGTATCAACAAATGTAGTGGCTGTTCCAACTGTCATAACATTAATAACACTTAAATCAGTAACAGTTAAATGTCCATTAAATGATGCATCACCATTGCTGGATATATAAGCAGTATTAGTACCATTTTCATAAAAATTAATAGAGCCACCAGATAAGTCAATATTACCTGGTGCTCCATTATTTCCACTATTCATAATAATATCACCATACACATCTAATGCGATGGATGTTCCACTAATATCAGTATTATAACAAATATCAATAGGTTGATTATATTGAGGAGGATTTGAAACAGTAATTCCTCTCAAGGATCTAACATGGCCTTGAGTATCAGTAGATCCGTCGGTTGTTCCGCCAGCACCGCGATTTCCATCAACAGCGTATGTAAGTGTTGTTTCCCAATTACTAGTAATAATTGAACCGCTATTATCACCTACATAATATTCGACCATATTACCGGATGCATCAGATGATCTAAATATTCTAAATGTTGTTCTATCGAAAGAGGGTAATGTAATTAGGTCTAAAGATTCGCCGATATATCCTCCTAATTCAACCGTAGATCCATCGACTAATAGATTTCCTCGTATGATTACATTTGTAGAACAATCAGTTACACCAGTTTGCATATCAATACCTCCTCCAAATATATGAAATTTAGATCCAAAGAAATTATAATGAGAACAATCAGTAACTTGGACAATTGGTCCTAAACTTCTAATACCAGTATTTGATTGAATACCGTAATTACTAGATGCTGCTAAAAATCCGTTGGTTGAACTAATATCTATTATAGTTTCTGCTTTTCCAACAGAACCACCATTGACTCGTAATATTCCCGTATTTAATTGACATGGGTTAATAGTAACATCATTTTTGATAGTAGTAGGTTTATTAGGACAACTACCAGGAATAATAGGACCAATTGGTATTTTACCCTGTTCTATATCAGTTACTAAAGCACATATTTCTTTGTCGTATCCTCTACTTCTTAGATAACTTCCATAACTATAGTATTTATCTCTACATGTAAAGTTATTACTAGACATTTATATAATTTGTTTATAAAAATTATATAATTATTGACTAATATTTATATAATTAAATTATTTGGGGATAGGGAATGGGCGTTGTTTATATTCAATAACCATTGGTTCGGGCATATACATAGGTAATCTTTCAAAAAAGGATTTTTCGGGTAATTGCTTAAGTGATGGTTTAATTGGAGTTTGAGGATTTACTAAATTAGTAGAATTAATACCAAATAAAGAAGATTCAATTTCAACTGAATTATTTGAAAAGGCTTCTCTAGGCATATGACTAGGCATTATTCCTACACATGGTATTGCATTTTCGTATGCTCTTCCAGCTTGAGAATATTTATATTCGTTATAATCTAGACTATGTTTGTAACTGTTTTGTTGAAGACAATAATCTCCTTTTGTATTATTATTTCTTGTTGAGGCCATATTAATATATAATTATATTATTTTGATGTAAACTCTTGTATTATGGCTTTAACACTATCATCAGTAGGTAAGTTATTAAAGTGTAATTGTAAACATTTATGAAATAGATCCAAAAAGTCGAATGAGAAAAATGTTCTAAATAATAATGCATCGTTATTAAAAAAGTTAAGTTTATATGGATTATTGGTTAAAATATTTTTTATAAAATCCAACTCTTTTACTTCATCAAATAGTTTATCTATTTTGTCATTAATAGCTTCTTCATTAAAATTATCTAATTTAAACATTTGTAATAATTGCATTTGATATAATAATTCTCTCATACCTTCATCATCAGCATCATCTTCAACTAATAATTTATAGGTACATATGAAATTTAATTCTAAATCACACATATACTTAGTGGGTTGATATATTTTTAAGTTATTTAATATTGATACATTGTATGGCCATTTTTATAATCCTTATCTTTTTGTAATTCACGAGATGGGACACCACCGCGAATCCATCCATCGGCAGCTACACCTTCAACAAGATTTGCTGGGTTTGTAACAGAGTTTTCAATAGATGGAAGTAAAGGGTATTGTTGGTAAGGTATATATGATTGTTCAGTTGTAGTATTAATACTTTTTTTGTTTTGAATCATATCGCCTTGTTGAATATGAGATTCTAATACAGGATTGGATGATCCTCTACCTAAATAAGGGACAGTTTTGAAAGGTCTTTCATATAAACTGATTCTGCACTTAGGGTGAGTATTAATAGTTCCAATCATTAATTCAGAGTTTGTATCAATATTGCATCCACCCATACCAACTTGATGACTTCCTGAAAAATTAATATTAGGTTGACTTGTTGCAAATTCAATTGGTCTTTTCATTCCACAATCTTGAGAGAAAAAGTTAGTTAATGAATAATTTGCCTGTGAAACATTTTGTACATTTCTTTGACTTAATCCGCAACTATCATCACCTATTCTAGTTAAGTGATCAAATGTATAATCTTTTGTATAAGCAGCCATTTATATATATATATTTAATAATATTTTATTAAAAATATATTTAATTTTGCCCAGTTATGCCCCCAAGTCTAGGAAGATTTTTAGCTAAAGCGAATTCATTTCCTTCCTTGGCGGAAATCATATCACCGTAACAAAAATCAGCAAAACTTTTTTGGTCGTTTGGTATTCTTGTATTTGCTGTAGCAAAGAAGTTATATTGCCCAAATTGCTCAAATTCAAAACTATCTCCTAAATTAGAAAATAATTTCTTTTTAATTTTTGGATCATTATCAAAATTAGATACTACAAAATCTTCAGTTTCATTGTTAATATTTTTTTCAACTGCTTTATTATATGCAGGAGCTGCTCGTTTTCGTGTAGGATCATCTTTAATTTCAGGAAGTAATACATTCATAAAAGGATTTTTCTTTGTAGGATTTGTAAAATTCGATTTTAAAGCATTATATACTTGAGGATTAGTAAAACCTTCTTTACTATCCATGTTATTTTCTTCACTTGATTGAGAATCTTTTGCATGATATAAGAATACAATAACACCTAAAGTTACAAATCCGGTAATAAAGAAATTAATTGTATTAGTTAATAAATATCCTAAAATAGATAATATTATTATTAATCGTGTAATTGCATTTATTTTTTGGTTACGGTTCATATTTTCGGTGGGCCATAATTGATTCATTTCATTTTTATTTAATAATACAGAAGGATCATTAAACCATATATTTGTATTTTGATTTGTCATTTATATATATATTCTTAATTATTTATTTTTTCTTCCCTTTCTTTTTCTTTTTCTTTTGTCCATTATTATTGCTAGTTCTCATAGTTTTCTCTGGTTTATCGCCATCAATTGAAAAAATCAATTCTTCTAGCTCTTGTTCAGTTAATTGTTTTACTTCAGGTAAATTTGCTACTCTAATTCGCTCTGCTTCCATATCTGCTTTTTTTTGTGCAGATTTTTGTAATGCTCTTTCTTTCATTTGAGCCATTTTCATATTTTGATTTAATGTACTTTGCATTGCACCTAAATTTACCTTTCCTCCTCTTCCTGGATTCATTCCCATTTTACTTAACATTGATTGAATATCTCCCATGCCAGGCATATCCTTCATCTTGCTTAATAACCCACTTGCTTCAGCCATTATCTCACTTTCTTTAATTTCACCTGATTTGATTTTTGAATCCAACTTTCCTCCCACATTTTGGACCAAATTCATTAACTTACCTGGATTCTTAAATAGATTCTTGAATACATCATTTACAGATGTAGCATCCTCTGCGTCTAAATTTAATTCTCCTGCAGTTTCCTCTGCTATTTCACGGGCCAATTTTCCTAATTTACCATCTAGTAAGCCATTAATGTGATCTTGAATTTGCTCTGGTCTAGGAAGTTCATTCATATTTATACCAGATATATCTATCACTGGATCATCACTGTCCATCATATTCTGTAAACTACTTAAGGTCTCTTCTAACTTACCTTTTAATTCGCCCTCATTAACTGATTCGAATAATTTTGCTGTATCTCCAAAAGAATCATCTTCATTTAATTTACCAATTACAGTAAATAATAATAGTTGTAAATATTTCCATAATGTTTCCTTTGTTTTTTCTGAAATATCAGATGCCCATAAATTCTTAAAATGAATTCCTGGTAAAAATTCGGTATTTACCTCTAATTTTGTAAACATATCTTCATTTTTGTAGAGAATATCAAAAAATCTTTCGGGTAATACCTTTTTAATATGTTCATAAATGGCTCTAATACTGTCTTCATCTCTTGTTTCCTTTACATTAAATAAATCAATATTCATATTATCTTTATATTCTGGAAATGTGTATAAAATATCGTTTGTTAAATCATAAACTACTTTTGCAAACTCTTCCGGAACAACTTCGCTATTTTTTGTGTCTTCATTATTTGATTTAGACATTATATCATTACATAGTAACTTTTGTTTAAATCAAACTTTTATTAATTATTATTAATTATTATATATTTTAGATAATTGATTTAGATTTTTTAAATATTGAACACATTTTTTAGTATTATCACTATCTAATTCTCTTAATGGTCCTCGCAGTTTATCAATCGCTTCTAATGCTTTATTAGCAGATCCTGGATCCATTTTTAAATCTGTTGCATAATCTTTACTTAAAAAATATTCTAAATTTTCTTTTTCAATCTCTTCTTCATATTTTACACATATATATCTATACCATACTGATACTATCATTTTTGGATTTGCTTTTCGCATCATACCAAGAGCTGTTTTTGTTGTTCTAATATCTTTACTTTCTGGAAATAATGTTTCTATATCTTCTAAAAATTCCTCAAATTGTGTATTAAATGCTTTTAATATTGTGGTTTTATCCATTTAATTTATATGTTTTTATTTTTTTAAATATATTAACTTAAATATTATATTAATATCTCTGACCGCCACCCGTATTTTGCATTTGAATATCTTTATTTCTCTCTTCTTCCATATTCTTATATGCATTCTCATCTACCTTATCGGGTGCCCATGTATCAGGAGGTGTCTCTATATTTGATTTATTATCTACACTAGCATAATTATACATTTGTCTTAGACCACCATTTCCTTGTGCTAAAAGTTCATCACTTCCTTGATCCCAATAACTAAATGAATCACTTGCTACTCCGAAACCACCTATATTATCATTCCCTATTGAAAATGCAGACGGCTCTCCATTAAATTCTGTTGCTTGTGCCTGATTATATGATTCTTTCGGTTTTATTAAATCTAATATCTCATTTCCAAATATTACTTTATTACCTTCTCTCAATAATAACATTGCTGGAACCTTTTGTATTTGAGGAGGCATTACTATTTTTTGTTGATTCTCTAATATTACATAAATTGCTCCATTCTCATTATCTCTAAATCTTTTATCTATGCAAATAAAATGCATGTCTTTCTTTTGATCACTTTTTCCAAGTATTCTTAATATATTTTTACACTTATCGCAATAGTTACTATAATATAATACACTACTCATTATATTAATGATTAATTATTTTACTATTTTTTTAACTTATTAATTTTAAATTTAATTTATAATAAAATTGAATTTAAAATTAAGTCTTAATATTATATAAATATTAATGGCCATGATGAATCCTAAAATTACTATTAATTCTGAAGAGAATAACACACTATCATTTACTTTATCTGATACACATCACAGTTTAGCAAATTCACTTAGAAGAATTGTTCTTTCTGAAGTACCTGCTCTTGTATTTCGAACTTTCCCACACGAAGAAAATAAAGTTGACATCACTGTTAATACCACTCGACTAAATAACGAAATTATTAAACAACGAATCGGGTGTATTCCTATTCATATTACTGATGTTGATTTCCCATATCAAGAATATGCTATTGAATGTGATATGAAAAATGAATCTGATACTATTCAATTATGTACTACTCAATCTTTAAAAATTAAAAATATTCAAACTGATAAATATTTATCTTCTACTGCTACTAAAGAAATCTTTCCCCCAGATCCTATTACCGGAGATTATATCCCTATTACTAGATTAAGACCTAAATTGTCCGAGTCTATAGATGGCGAACATATTCAATTTACTGCTACTATAGATATTTGTACAGCTAAAATTGACGGTATGTATAATATAGTATCTACATGTGCATATGCTAATACACCCGATCCCATTAAAGCCAATGATGTATGGAACGATCAAAAAACCCAATTACAAAAATCTGGTATGAGCGAAGAGGAAATCCAATTTGAACATAGTAATTGGCTTCTATTGGATGGAAAAAGAATTACTATTCCTAATAGTTTTGATTTTATTGTAGAAAGTGTAGGAGTATTTAGTAATATGGATATTATTTACAAATCATGTGACATCATGATTAATAAATGTAAAATGTTTATTTCAAATATTGCAAAAGACAATATTAAAATTGAAATTAATGAAAATTCTACTCTTGATAATGAATTCATCATTAATATTCCCAATGAAGATTATACTCTTGGAAACTCTATTGTATATTTTATGTATGAAAATTATTTCAAAAAGGACAAATTGACTTTTGTTGGATTTAAGGTTCCTCATCCACATATTCCCAACGGTGTTATTCGTATGGCTTTCCCTGATTCATCTAGTGATAGTTCTGATGTTTCTCAATATCTTGCCGAATCAGCTGAAAAGGTCATCTCAGTATTTGAAATTATCCAATCTAATTTTAAACCTTAATATGTAGTGATATAACAATTTAAAATAAAAAATAAAATTATTAATTTATTTTTTATTTAACACCACTATTACATAGTATATTCTTATTAGTTATTATTATATATCTATTGATCTTCTTGCACATCAGTATTTATTCTATTTTCCTCCACAAACTTTTTTCTTAAATCATAGTTCATTACAAACATAATTTTTGCTGGATGAACCTTATTAATATAATTAATAACAACTTCTTTTGTAATATATTTATTCTCTGGTCTCAACTCTTTAAGAAATACTTCGTGATGTAGTACATACATATGTGTTTTATATTTATCAGGAAATGTTTTTAGCTCTGCTTCCTTCTTTACATAACATCTTTTATAATTATTAAACAATTGATTAGTATAATCATGCATTGCCGAACGAAATTCTTCAAATGGTTTCTTATGTTCCGGATAATATTGTAAATACTCCTTTACTTTTCCACTCTGCCTCAATACTAAATATTGATATTGAAGCTTCGGTTGATTACCACGAAGGTGACGAACATGCTCATAGTTTGGATTTCTAAATTTATATCTTGCACCATCATCTGTTTTAATTACAACACCTTGAATATGATAAGATGTATTCATAGATGCACATGTTTCTTTACATTGTTGTAAAGCTTCATTACTTGTTATAACTGATTGATTAGGAGTTTTAATTTTATCACATACTCCTTCTAGTAAATTCATTTTTCTAAAGTCAATTATCTTTACAGTAGTATATTCTACTATCTGAAATACATCGGTTAAATATAACTTCATCTCTGAAATAGATTTTACAATTCTATTGTTGGGATGTTGCATTACAAAACTATAAATATAATCCTTATTTAAACTCTCGTTGTTTTTATAATCAAATCCAATACTCATACATACTTCATCAAACATTTTTCTAAAGGTTATGTCCTTATTGAAACCATTTTCCATGTAAAAACACATATCTCCCCCTACACAACTCCTAGTTGCAATTTGAAAACATTTTCCTTTTTTATCATAAAACATATTTATCATAGTACCTTCAATAAATGCTTCTGCAGTATATGTTTTTCCATTTTCAATTGTTAAATTATCACTAATTAATGATTTGGGTGGTGCAAAACATACAATACTATTATCATCGTCGTCTAAAATAACTGACCTCAGTAAGCCAATTGTTCTTAGCGAATCCACACACATCCACTCTTTATTGTACTTTAGAATATGATAATTACTTCCATTATTACGATCTTTCCATATATTATATTTCAAATTTAGTGATTTCGCCACTTCTTTTCTATTTTCTCTTGAAAACATTAAATCATTGAATTTGGGGATAGAGCTTAAACTATACGACATCTTAGTTATATTATTGTAATTTCTTTAATATATATTTTTAAATCAATTTTTTCGTAATTCATAATAATTTCTACTGTAAATATAAAGTAATGGAATCATGCAACTCTATTTATTCACAATTACGATTAGGAGATATTATTCAAATAATAGCACCATCAAATAAAGAATTAAATGATAATATTTTTATTATTGAATATATCGATGAAACAATTATTAAATTAAAACAACCTAATAATGACGAGACAATCGAATTAAATATTAATTCAGAAGGTAATCTAACGGATGAAAGCATTAAAACTATTGAAATCCTTAATAGGGCAGAATCAAATAGTTATGCTAAGCAAAACAATTTAATACCATCAACATTTGTTACTATATATTTTGGCGGTGATGTACCAGAAACTATTACTGGTGAAATTACCAATTTAGAAGAAGATATGATTGAAATTAAATTAATAGACACCGATGATCTTATTTATATTGATTTTGCTTATAAAGGTCTTCCTAAGGATATTCCTATAGATAAAATTGTTATTCGACCTAAACCAGAATCCCAAGCTACTCAAGAACAACAAGGTGATGCTGATATATCTGGTATGGATGATTCTCAGCTAAGCGATGATGACCAGTCTGTAGCATCAGATCTTTTAGAAGAAGATGTTATTGAAATACCAACTACACAAATTAAAACACAAATTAAAGATATGATTTTTGATGCTGATCAAATTATATTTGGTAATGATCTTGAAGAAATTAAGCAAATTAAAGAAGTTCCTGAAGAGAAGAAAAGATACAGTATCGAAACTCAAGTTAGTGAATTATTTGATGAATTAATTTCTACCGTTCCAAGTAATAAAAGAACTGTAAATGTCATGAATAGTATACATAGAGAGATTGAAAGATTTAAACAATTAAGGTCTAATTTCTCTCTATTCGATGACAATGGTAATGCAAATAAACCAAAAATCAAGGGAGCTGATTATAAACCTATTATTGAAAAATTAAAAGAATTAAATTTTAAATTGTCATGGATTATACCTATAGCACAAAATTATAAAAAAATATATGATGTCGAAGATGTATCTGATGATATACCAGATATTATTTCATTAACATTAGCTAGTTCTAGAATAGGTGAATATGATATCAGAGAATTATACAAAACCAATACTGATAATTTTTACACATATATGAGAAAAATGCAACCTTACTTGACACCATTTGATAGTAATAATTCTGGCGATATTTTAACATCCAAACATGTTAAACAAAATATAGATGTTGTTGTTGATAATTTGAATAATTTTTACTCTTCTATTTCAAAAAAAGGTAGTATTTCAAGAAAGAAATTTCTTATTAGTAGATATAACCTGGGCCTTAATAAATTACAAGGTGATAAAAATAAATATTCGCTTGCTCCCATGACTGATAATGATAAAATGAATGTCAAATCATTTATTACATTACCAAAATCAACTATGCAATTTTCAAATATTCATTTACCAAATACAAATATTTATGATAAATCCAATTTAAATTTAAAATATTTAAATTACTGGAAAGTTTTTAGAGAAAATCAAAAGGTTGCTACAACTTTTATAGATAATATCAATTCAAATACTATTGCATTTGACGAAAATAATTATTTAAAGTATACTACCCAATATATTCTCTCTGACGAAAATGATGATCCAGACAAATTAGAAAAGTATTTAAATATTATTACACCTAAAACTAGAGTTCTCTTTAATCTTATTAAAAAATACATAGATGGAAATTTATCCTTTGTATCGGTTGTTAATTATCTACAACCATTTCTCATTTACTTAAATGATATTTCATTTAAACAATATGAAGAAATTATGGAATATATTGAAAATAAAATTCTTGAATACAAACAAGGTTTCATTAAAAAGAGAGATTTATTTTCTAAACTTTCCACCAAATCAAGTAATTATTTCGTTTATGAATCCCTATTATATAAAATTTTAAAGGGAAGACATGATCTTAGCGACTCTGTGTTAGAAGAATATGGTTTTAATTCAGCTGGTGATAATTTATTTAAAGGCAATCTTCAAGATGTTACTGTTTTATCAAATAGTGAAATTATTATTAAGATGATGAATATAGATTATACTAAATTTTATAACACTGCTATTTCTGCATTAAATAATGATTTACTAACACCATTTGATTTTGACGAACTTCTTAATCAAAAAGAAGATGAATTTAATAAAAATATTGAAAAGGAAAAAGCTAGTAATGAATGCAAACAATATGTATTAACAAAAAGATATATTGATCTAGATGAATTAAATGCTGACAATGGAAATACTGTATATTTTGATAAAAAATATGATCCAACCGTATATGATATTATTAGTGAATATGATAATGAACAAACAACTATGGAACCTGTTGCATTTAAAACATTTTTAATTGATCAATTAATCAAAAACATCGGTCTTAAAAGACCTGATGCTAGATACGAAGCTGTATCTATGATTGAAGGAAAAAGATCTGTACAAGATGGACAATATGCCGTGTTAGAAGTTGATAATATCGATAGCGTGCAATATTACTATTACAAACGCGAAGAGAATCAATGGATTAGAGATGAAAGTATTCCTGATAATTCTTTCTTTGGAACAAATAAGTTATTCTGCAATATTCAAGATAAATGTATTAAAATTGATAAAACATGTTCTGACCCTTCACTAGCTAGTGAATTAGTTAAGAAAAATCTAGTTACTGAAATGTATAATGAATTTGATGACAATTATAAAGATACTCTTGAACAACATAAGAAAATGATTAATAATAAATTTAAATATCAATCTCGCAGAATAATAAAATTAAAAAGAATCAATAGATATATTTTATATAAATATGAATTAGATCATTTAAAAAGCAGTTTTGATGTTAAAGATGATGATGAACTTATAATATCACCCCATAAAGTAAAATTAAATGCTATATTAGGACAAAGTGACATTATCAAAAAACAAAATAATATAGTAAAATTTGTTACTACATTTACTAGACCTGCAATGGCTGATAAAGATGAAAAACTACATTGGTTATATTGTATTGATACAAATACTCCAATATTACCTACATTTGTATCTAAATTAGCTAGTGTATTTGTATTACAAGGTGACTATATGACAGCTATTAATGATATTAAAACACAACAAGGTATTAATTCTGATGACAAAATTGTTGATAAATATAGTGGATGGCCTATTGAAAAAATAGCATTAAATACAGATGAGGAATATGATACTGCTACTGGTTTTAAAATACAGTCAAAAGAATTGTTAGAAATGGATGCAGGAGCAGCATTATTACAAGATGCAACGGTTGATCCAAAAAAAGAAATTACCGAATTATTATCAAATCCAAAAGGAAAAATGATTAATAATGTAATTACAACTGTTACTAATTATATGGGTATTATTATTGATAAATGTCGTGTTGATATAATTAAACATACCTTATTAGCTCTTGATAAAACAGTCGATTCAAAAGAAGTATACGATAAAAAAATTGAAAGTTTACCATCATCAAGAAAGAAACCTAAAACATATGAAGAGGTATTTTACACATCATTGCTTACATTTACTTTATCATACATGGTATTATTTATTCAAACATCTATTCCATCCATACAATCTAAAAAAACATTTCCTGGATGTAAAAAATCATTCCAAGGATATCCATTAACTGGTGATGAAGACATGACTAATATTGAATATATTGCTTGTATATCTTCTAATATTAAATCTAGCATTCAACCTTGGAAATCACTTCCAAAAAAACAGGATAAAATTTCGACTTCTATAAAAAAAACACTGGATACTGTTATATTAAAAGAAACAGAAATTCTTGCACTTATTGAACAAAAGAGAAATTATTTATTATTAAATGAAGATGATAATATTCCTATTGAGTTAGATATTAAAAATTGGATTAATTTTTTACCACCATTACAAAACATTACAAATAAAACACCTAATAATTTATCACCCGAATTCAGAACATCATTTTTAGATAATATTAAATCTGGGTCCAAAACCCAATTTGAGCAATACAATATTATCAAATCTAAAGCTATTTACTTTTCAATGGCTATTATACAAGCTATACATAAAATTGTTGAAAAAGAAAAATTATTACTTACTAACAATAGTAACATTCCATTTTTACAAAATGCATGCTGCAATACTGGAGATTATAAAACAATAGATTACTTTATTAATAAAGATAGTAATATTATTAATTATAACAATATTGTTTCATACTTATATGATGTTATTTTTGATATGATAAACATGTCACAACCTACTATGTTATTAGATCCCAAGAATACAAAAATTATATTTCCAGAACTATCTAGTGAATTTTCCGAAAACACTATGTATCGTGCATTTATTGAATATTGTAATTTTAATAGTGATATTCCTATCAGTGATACTTTATTATCTATATGTTTAAATAAACCAGACGATTACGATAAATTTGCATCTCTAGAAGAGAATATTAAATTACTTAAGAAAGAAGGTAAGAATTATTCGACAGAATCTTTTAATGAACTTATAAATATTGTTAATAGAACAAATATAGTCCCATTAGACTTAGTAGATAGGGAAACATCTAACATACATCAAATTAGAGATTTACTTACACACATGATCGATTCAAATGATGAAATTGGTATTGAGTTTTTAACATTGTTTAAAAATACTGTTGATTCATATGATATTTCAAAAACCAATGAAACAGGTGATATTAGAGATTTAAGAAATTACATGGGTAAGCAAATAGATATATACACTAAAACTATTTCAGATTATATTAATAAATATGCCGATAGTAATCCCACAGAAAAGGCAAATACAATTAATTGTATTACTGGTATTATGGATTTTCATGTTATATCTAGTAATGGAATTATTAATGATAATGATTCTACCTTATATAAAAGTATTACTTTTATCAAAGATGCTATATTTAGTTTTATAAATGTGTTTACGAATATCATTAAAAATAAGGTTGATTATGAAAAGGTTAAAATTCCGACACATTGGAATATATCTGATATACATGTTTCCGATGTCAAATCATTAATAAATCTCTATTACTTACCGTTGAAATCATATTATGGTGATACAACTATTTTATCGTATCTTAATAAATTTGAACATGATCTACAAAATTTATATAAGCTTATTTCTCATACAAATCTATATGCAAATATTACTACTAACACTGGTGATGATATTAATTCTATATTAGACAATAGAACTATTAAACAGATGTTTGAGTTATATTTCTTATATATGATTGATCATCTAATTAAGCTGACTGATGATTTATCATTTATTGATGAGATTATTTCAACACCAAAAGAAACTGAAGATATTATTACAACTGATGTAGAGTTACAAGAAGATGCTACTGGTGAATTACCAGATATTGATATTACTAGAGGTGAACAAAGAAAAATAAAGGACAAGATTGCTGACTTAATTACTACATTCATGCATATTATTTGCAAATCTAAGAATAAAATAAATTATTCATATGATATGATTAAAGAAAAAATCAATCGTGCTAAGGATAAAGAAAGAAGCGAAATTACAACAACATTAGGTAGAATGGATAAAGAAGCCAGACAGATTGAAAATCTATTTAAAAATCATAGATTAGAAAGATGGAATAAAGGCTTACAAAAAGGTTTAACGCAATATGTAGCTAAGACATACGACGAAGAAAGAGAAGAAAAAGAAAGGAGAAAAATCATGGAAATGCAATTAGAAAAAGAGTTATTAGATCAAACAATTATAGCAGATAGTGAAATACAAGAAAGAGAAGAACAAACTATTGTTGCTGACCGCATTGAAGAGGATGCATATAGTATGTCAGATATACCTGATGATGATGAAATGGGCGAATATGATGATATTTACATGCTAGAACATCAAGATGATAATTAATATATCATAATTTATTTGTTATTTCAGTTTATATAACTGAATTAATATATTTTAAATTATGATATGGATTGAATAGAACATATTCTTCTATATTCATTCTGTATAATAATAGATCTGGAAACCACATACTTTTAGAATCTGATTGATATACACCATTTATATTATCGGGTAGTAAAATACATAAATTTGTAAGCGCACTTTGGTCGAATATATAAAAACTTATTCTGTTATATTTTTCTTTAATAGAAATAGGAATATTAAATAACGATATTTCATATTTTTGCATACTTTCTGAAAATGATGTTAATTTATTATTATTTTCATTTTCATTTTCAAGTCCCATTACTGTACGATAATATAATATGTCTCTATCTATTTTAGATATTATAGATTTCCCATTTCTCATATTAATTTCCACAAAATTATTATCCAGTAAAAATTTAATCAATAATAAAAATTCATATTGTTCTTTGAATGTTAAATATCCATAGGCAAATGCAAATTCATACCATGATGCTTGTTTATAATTCATATTTAAATAAATATGGTTATATTCATTTTCTTTTGCCTTTTTTAATATTTTCTCTCTGTTATTGTTATTTATTTTAATAAATGGAGTAATTTTCTTCTTACTAGTTAAAAATAACTGTTTGAAATATGATTCGTTTTTCTTATCAAAAGTAATTAATCTAGTTTTATTTATGGTTTCCCATTTATATATTTTTGTATCATCGGTTTTATAGTTTCTTGCGACATCTAAAGTACCCAACCATGTTAAATTTTCAGTAATACATCTCTTGTGATATTGTTGTTCAAGTGAATGTGCATGTTTTAAAATTGCATCCCCGTCATATTTTTTTGACGCATATAGTTTATATTTTTTTGGTAATATTTTTAGATTATATTCTTTATGTTTTCTTGTTTTATTTTTATGTTTTCTTGGTTTTTTAATAGTTTTCATTATATAATTTATATAAATATAATAAATAATATTGCTGACTTAAAAAAAGGCACTAGTATATAAATACATAAAATCATCATCGTTTTGGGATAAATGGACAACCTGATTTTTGCATTTCGGAAAATAAGAGGATCATTTTTATGTAGGCAACTCCTCACTACATAGACTATTTGTAACTGTTAGAAAACATAAATTCTTGTAGGTTCATCAAGGTAATCCCCTTCATATGAAGAGAGAAAATATGACCAAAAAAAAATGGAAATCATTAGATATATGAAGTAAAATGCATTTTTTTGTTTTTTTATATTTGATTTTGGATTTTGAAAAATTACACAAGGTTTTTTTGTGTAGATTTTTGATTTTTGGATTTAGAATTGAAAAAAGTTGTAAAAAAGTGATTTAGAGCATAATGCTCTCATTTCCATTTCAAAAAAATTTGATTTGTTATGATAAAAAATATTTCATTTTTGAGAAAGTATTTAGAGATAAATATGTGATGCTATATATATGCTATATAATGCTATACCAGAAAGTTCCAAAAAGTTCCATTGTGAAACATGCCTATATTCATGTAGTAGAAAAAGTCAATACGATAGACACATATCCACTACAAAACATCAAATTGCTATAAAAACGCTACAAAATGCTATATTTTCGGGACCAAAAAGTTCCGCACCTAAACCAGCTACAAAACAGTATTACAATTGTATGTGTGGTAAGAAGTTCAGTCACAACAGTTCTTATTATAGACATAGAATTAACTGCTACAAATATCAAACGAATATAAATGACATAGATGGAAAAAGTTCCACTAGTGATGTAGAAGACGCATTTGATAATTATAATGACATAGAAGAACAGAATAAGTCAGAACTAATTGATTATTACAACACCTATAATAATGATAATCAATCGGGATTTAAAGAATTAGTATTATTGCTTCTAAAGGAAAATAAAGAAATTCAAAAGAATTTTGTAAATTTACTTCCACATATCAAGGGAAATAATACAAATACTAATAGTAATAATACGATTCATAATACAACAACAAATAATAATCAATTTAATGTGAATATGTTCTTGAATGAACACTGTAAAAATGCTATGAATTTAACCGATTTTATTGATACATTACCACTTACACCTGAAACATTTGATAATACTATAGAAAACGGTTTAACTAAAAGCATTACTACTATGATTACAAATGGATTAAATAATATGGATATTTTAGAAAGACCGATTCATTGTACTGATCCGGCTAGAAAAACAATGTATATAAAAGATAATAATGTTTGGGAGAAAGATAAAGAATTAAACTTATTATTAAATGGTATTACAAAAGTAGCTTTAAAACAGCGATCAAACATATCAAAATGGCAAGATGCAAATAACGGGTGGGCAACAGACGATGATTTACAAACAAAAATGACAAATTTAGTATTTAATTCCATGACACAAATAGAAAAGGATGACAAGGAAACCAATAAAATAATAAGAGCAATTAGTAAAAATACATACTTATCCAGTGAAATAAAAGATCAATATAAATAATATTTTGACAAGTTATATTATATGATATTACAATTGGAAATTTTATTTGGGAAGTTGGGTAAAATGGAAAAGTTCTATAAATTAATGCTATTAGTAATTATATTTTCATTTATTTTAATGTTGTTTCCAAATTCTGATTTCACAGGATTAAATAAAATTGAAAAGCAAGTTACAGGCACGCTTACAGCAGAAGATATAGATGAAACTATACATCTAAATATACATAATTTATTTGATAGATTTTATTTTTCTCTTATAACAGCAGTTGGTATAGGATACGGCGATATTGTACCGAAAACATTTAGGTTAAGATTTGCAAATGCCGTATTCATATTTTTTGTAATATATTTAACATTACTTTAACTTTAATAAATAAATGATAATTTATTATTTATTTATTTACAAAATATTCACATTTGATTTGTTGAACCTACGCACATAGAGTATAATAATCTATTAATAAAATATGTTAGGAAAGTAGGTAATGCAACTAATATAATATTGAAAATACCATCCTTTTTCTTATCGAATAAAAGAGTATATAAACCAGCTAATAGTATATACATAAGGATGATAAAGTTAATAACAGATAAGTAAAAGAAATAGTCACAATAGACTCTTCCTAAAGGAGCAAAGGGCTTTGAGAAAAAATCATTTTGTTGATTCATTTATATTTTATGTAAATAAAATAAAATTTATTTTTGTTGAAATATTATATATAATGAATAACGCATTTATCAGAAAAAATATAAATACCTTTTCAATAATCATATTTTTACTATCATTTATTACATTAAATTATTTTAAACCAGGATTTCTATATAATTCCGATGGAAGTATTAGAACATTTGGTTTAGGACATAAAAGAAAAACAATATTACCAGTTTGGTTGATAAGTATAGTTTTAGGAATAATGTCTTATTTGGCTGTATTGTATTATATTACCATTCCAAAGTTTAGATAAATAATTTACTCATATGTTTTGTAAACTATTTGACTATCGGATTTCTTCTGTTTATCATGACTAATTTGTTTTTCTTTTTCTAAATATTCATCATGTCTCTTTTCCATTTCTTCCACTGATTGACTACAACCAGAATTAACAATGGAATTATAACTAACAGATGTTACTAAAATTCCAGTTAGTGCATACCACATAAACTCGGCAATTTCTGTTTTTAATTTAATAAATCCCATTAAATCTTTATAATGTGTATTATTAGCACCTTGCTTTAATAGACCACCTTTTGACATATTTTCCCACCATAATGGGAGATTTGTTAAAGTCATAGAATTAATTAAAAGTGATTTATCTTCATATACATTATTAATAGCTGTAAGCATATCTGCTTGTTTTGGTCCTAAATTTAGGGTTTTCCTGTCTTTTAATATACTTTTGAATAGCGAATTTACACCAGTCACATATGCAAAAAAGTAACCAACAGTATTAGAAAATGGTGACAACCATTGGGGGAATACATATAATAATAGATTAACACTACCAAAAATAAATACCCATGGTATTAATGTTGTTCGTAATGCAGTACCATATTGTGTAGATCCACAAATTTCATTGGTCATTGATACATTTATAAAAAATTGGACAACTATTAAAACTAAAAAGTAAATAATAGTCCATATCTTCATCATAGCTGGAGATTTAGTATAATATTTGAATATAGAATAAGCTAAAGTTAATATTAAAAAAAATATAATTGAAGCACTAGGATCTACGGAAGCCATATAATAAATAGGTATAATTTATTTTGAAAATATAACATTATATTGTAATGGAACGATTGCAATTTATAAGACCAAGATTAATTGAACCAGGTGTTAAATATTTTATAAATACAACATTAGAGCAATGTCAAATGTTGAAAGTTAAATATTATAATTTCCTTTATAATTTAGGACTATTAGTTTTATTTGCAGGAATATTATCCATATTTCTATATTACAAATATAAACAAAAAAACGACCGTCTTGCCCAACAAGAACAAAAAAGACAACAACAAGAATATATTATTAACAAACTGCGATTTATGCAGGACTATCGAAAAAATCAAGTAAATAATCTAGTTACAGATTTACCAACATGGCAAAATAATCCCGAAGTTCAATTTTATAATAGAAAAATATTCTCTTAATTTATATGAGTTCTACAGATACTTCAAAAGATATAATGACACGTTCTAAATCATTATCTACCAGTAACAGTCCTGATACTATTACTGGTGATGAACCAGAAACCCAAAATACATTTGATGATGTGTTTGAAAAAATAGATGAATATTATAAATTAAAACGAAAATATGAAAGTACTCTTTCGGATAAAAAAAATAATATTCTAAAAAACGATGAACTAAATATGAAACAAAAGCGCGATAAATTTGAAAAGCTTAAAATAAGATGTATCAATTGTGAAAAACCGGTTAATACTATTTTTTCTATTAATGATGGTGTTTTATCTGCAATTTGCGGATCTAAAACAAATCCATGCAATTTAAATATTAAGCTAAATAGAGGCAAGTTTATAGATATACGAGAATTAATTAGTGTTTTTCAAAATAGCGTTGATGATATAAAAGACTCTATTATTACTACTAAACTAGATTTATTGTTTGGATTTAATACAGAAGATGAAACCCTAGTAAAGTTCAAAGAATTAAAGGGGGAATTAACTAATGATCTAGAAACATTGGCTCAAGATAAGGTAAAATATATTAATATTGTTAGTAATTTAAATAATAAACCATTATTGTCTTCTAATATGACAATATTTTACCAATTAGTATCTACTATTAAAAATTCAATTAAAGAATATAATGAATCCGGAAATATTAATTTAATTAAAGATGTAATTTCTCTCTATCAAAAAGATTTGAAACCTATTTTAGAAAAGATTTCATCCCTTACATATAAAGAAAGATCTGTCGAAGTAGACACAGACAATAACAAATTTTATTTGCATAGAAAACCATACCTATTATCGGATCTACTAGTACCATTTTCCAATCCAGAAATAGAATCATTTGAAATAGGTAGAGTAACCACCTCCTCTACAACTGGAAAGAAAGTAATACAAGAAGATATTGAGATTGAAATGGATGATGAAGATATATCTTCGCCAAATACTTCTCCGTCGCCATCTATTGATAAATTAACCATTAAAGACGGAATTATTAAATTCGGCGATAAGGTTATTGCAAATAAAACTGAATACAAAAAAAATGCAGAATTACAAACAGAATTACAGAAAGTTACTATTGTAGAAGCAAACGCCAAAAAATATCAATTAGAAATGTTATATGTAGATCCAAATAAACCTGTTTTATTTGCAATAGATACTACTAATGGACAACTATATATGGTTGAGATATAATGTAGTAGAGAGAAATTATAATTAAAATCTAATAAATTTATATAATGAGATTAATTAATTTTCCGGTATTTATAATAAGCTTTATATTTGGTATGTTATATGTATATTATACTGCACCACAAAAAAAACAAATAATAGTTTATCCTACAGACGACAATAAACATTTATTTCAATTTAGAGACAAAATAAATAATTGTTTTGAATTACAACAGTCTATTATAGAATGCAATAAAGATGCTGAAATAATTCCATTACAAATATAGTAATAATATATATTATATGGAATTAAAAAGATTTTTTAATACAGAAACGGGAAAAATAATTATGTCTATTTTATTAGGTTTAGGATTAGCAACTATGTTTAGAAAAACTTGCGAGGGGGAGGAATGTATAGTATTTAAAGCTCCTAGTTTAGAAGATATTGATGAAAAAAAATATAAATATGGAAATAAATGCTTCGAGTATAAAATGAATTCTATTATATGTGATAATAAGAAAAAATCTGTTAATTTTGCGTAATTTTTGTATATCAATGAATATATGTATTATATTAGATATGAGTGATACTACTGCTTTAACTGACCTACCTTCAGATCCCCACGTGTCTAGTGGTTCTGAGAACGTAGTTTTACAAACAACTGAAATGAATGCACAATATTCACCTAATGTTGAAACCTCTTCTGCGCCTGCATCTAATATAAATGAACAAAAAGTAATGAATGAATTTGTATCGGGTATTCAACAAGCAAGTGCTAGTGGTGCAACAGCATTACCTTCTAGAGATATTCCACAAAGCACTGTTCATTTCGCTGATCAAGAAACAAAACCTAATTATGTTCCTGAACAACCAGAACAACAAGATTATATTCAAAATTCAGATAATGAACAGGAAATATTAACTAGAAGAATGAAAAATCAAAATTCAAGAGACTCGTTAGAAATATTATATGATGAATTTCAAATACCTATTATAATTGGATTATTATATTTTATTTTTCAACTACCTGTTGTAAAAAGCAAATTTTTATCTATATTACCATCATTATACAATAAAGACGGAAATCCTAATTTAACCGGATATGTATTAAACAGTTTATTTTTTGGGTCAATGTATTATGTTATATCTAAGCTACTAAATAATTTACAATCCATATAAAAAATAAAATTGAAATGATAATATTATTAATTGTAATAAATAATATTATTATTATGGAAAACATCGATTTGCACACATTTACTATGGTATATGACTGTATGAATGCTATTAAATTAGCTAATTGTGAAAATACAGTAAAAGGTTTTGACGATTCTAATGGATTTATGTTTGGTGGTGAATCTATTGGTAATCAAATTTCAAAGTATATGACTTATAATGGACATAGTGGTTGTTCGTATGCTATTACTATGCGCAATTGTCAATACTATTTAAATAATCCAGATATTTGGAACTCTGTACTTACCAATTATAGATCAGAAATTGCAAATATGAAAACATACACACCTACTACATGTTGGAATTAAAAATATTAAGTAATAAAAAAAATTGATATAAAAATACCACAATTTAGTTTTTAATATTAAAATATGAATAATTCAATTAATATGGAAGTATATTTACCTAATGTAAATACTGATTTAAATAGACTAACTAAATTTGATGTATTTAAATTAATAAATATATTAAATTCTAACTTCAGTTATAGAAATGATACACGGACAAAAGATACATTACAACATAATGATATAGGAGATATTATTTCAACAAAAATATATGATTGTAGAGTTGCTGGACCGAAAGTAGGATGTAAAAATAGAAAGGTAAAGTTTGTAAGTGTTAAATTTTATTTAAGAGAGGAATATAATTGTCTAGAAATACCATTAAATAAATATAAACAAATATTGCATTAAATTTGTGATAAATTAGTAATATTAGAAACATCTTTGAAATATACAACTAATGGATCATTTTTATAGTCATTAATATAATAAATATTTTTTATTCCAGATGCACATAATATTTTCATACAATTAACACATGGATAATGAGTTATATATGCATCACAATTATTTGTACTCACTCCTCTTTTTGCACAATCTGTGATTGCATTTTGTTCAGCATGTACAGTAGCCTGTTCATGATCATTTACTACCTTTGATTCATGTGGAGCTCCTGGTAAAAATCCATTATATCCTTGTGATACAATTCTATTATCTTTTACCAATAAGCATCCCACTTTTAGTCTATCACATGGGGATCGTTTAGATGTAGATATTGTAATTTCTTTAAAATATTCTTGCCACGATGGACGTTCGGTATTCATTATATTGTATGTAATATAGTATTTAAATTTTAAAAAATATGTAAGTTAATATATTTTAAAATAAATATATTGACAAGATAATGGCAATAAATACCTTTATAAATTCTTTAATAGATAATATAGATGATAAAAATATTCCAAATGAATTAGATTTGATATTAGATGGTGGAGCATTTAATGGAATCTATATGTTAGGGGGGCTATTTTATTTAAAAGAATTAGAGAGGAGAGAAAAGGTTAAAATAAAAAGAATATCGGGATGCAGTGTAGGTGCTATTTTGGGTTTATTATTTATTATTAATAAGTTAGATTTAGCGTTAATCGTATGCAATAATTGTTACACATTACTTCGAAAAAAGAGAGATTTGAAAAGTATAGTAAGTAATATTGAAAAATTGTTAAGAGATGAGATTACGGATGAGGATATTCAAAAATTGAACGACGTATTTTTTTTAACATATTTTGATGCTTATAAAGGAAAACAAATATTGAAAAAAAAATACAATAACAAAGATCATTTAATAGATTGCATATTTAAAACAATTCATATACCATATTTATCAGATGGTTCAATGACATACAAAAAAGGGTATATTGATGGCGCATTTCCATACATATTTAAAAAAAAATACAAGGATAGGAAAATGGTATTTTTAAATTTGCAAAGTTTTGATAAAATAAAAAAAATGATAATGATAAAAAATGAAAAGAATATTTATCCAAGAATATTTGAAGGATTATTTGATACACACAAGTTTATAGAAACACAGACACCTAATAATATGTGTAGTTATGTAGATGATTGGGGGTTGAAGGATATATTATTATTTAGATTGAGAGAAATAATATATACAATATTAATTTATATATTTAGTTTTGGACTACATATAGATTATTTAATACCTTCATCATGGAAGAATGAAAGTATTGTAAAACGGTATATTAATATTTTTAGAAATTTATGGCAAGATATTATGATATATTTAACAATATAAATAAGTATCTATAATCTAAAAAGGAGATGATTCATAAGGTTGTGCGGTTTTGTATGGGAGAAGACCGCCAAATAAATAGCAATAACATTTGCCGTCATCCATATGATATGAACCAAAGTATCCTTCAGCACAACTGCAAAATGCTGATCCATTTTGTGTTTGTACAGGTGTTTTTGAACAAAAATCCATAGGATATCCATCCTCAATGCAACCATTGTATGTTGTAAAACCTTCTAGATTAATTTTTGGTAAAAATAATGTAATTATGAAAACAAATATAGCAATTATAATTTTATAAGTCATATATTTTAGTCAGAGAGAATAAATTAAAATAATTTATTAAATAAGTTTTTCTTAGTTTTCTTAGATTTATTTTTATGTTTTCGTTTGGTGGTAGTTTTTTTAGCCTTATATTCTCTCTTTTCTATTTTATCCATATGTTGTTCGAATGGTATATATCTTAAAAACCAAGACTCGTATTCAGTAGTATTTCGTTTACCCTTTAATTCTTTATATTTTTCAGCTTTTGTATTACGCATTTCTTCTAATGTATGTTGTTTACCATAACAATTGATACTGAATCTTTTAAGTAATCCTTTTTGCTCTAATCTATTTTTTTGTTGAACATCAAACAAGTACTGAGCCATACATAATATGCGATTTTCATCATAATATTCGCGATCGCTAAAATAAAATGCAAAATAGAAACTTAACATAGTATCGATTGTTGCTACTCGAACAGATTTATTTCCTTTTTTAATAACATTGTAACTATGGCATGCTAAAGGCTTATAGATGAATGCAACAGTTTCTTCTATATTATTAATTTTGACACGAATAGAATAATGTGGTGCGATTAATTCACCAATACCTTCATGTTTAACAATTTTAATACCTTTATAATCGAAATCTTCTAATCGTTCTTTTAACATAACCGCTGATTGTTCGGGTTCTTCAGATAATACATCAAAATCGGGTGTTTTTTGAAATAATTTCTGTTGTTTTTTGGGCATATAAGATGAATATAAAAAGCTGGCATATCCACCGAAAAATACTAATCCTTGATCAATGAATGAATCTCTAACTGCATAATATAAGTTTTTCTCATCTTTATCATTATTATTTAATTCAAAATTTCTTGTAAATAATGAAGGATTACAATGTTTACCTCTAAGAGGATAGTTTTTATTTAAAAGAATTAGTCGTTTCAACACCTTTTCCCATCTACTAATATCACCAGCAGGTCTAGATAATTCTAGATACATATTCATTCTTAAAAAATTAGGAGGACAATACATAATACCATATACACGAATACCATCTCTTTGTACTCGTTTAAATAACGATTTTTCTAGATATGTAATGTCAGCAACAGGGAGAAAATTAACATATACTTTATATGTACCATGATGAACACCAGCTTTTGCCTCAACTTCTTGAAATCCAGCTTTAAAATAAATATCAGCTAATTCTTTGGCATCATCTAATGCATTAGGTGAATAAAAGTCATAATCTGGTATTTCAATATTTTTATCATAGAATTGATCTTCTAAAGGAAGAATGTTATTAATAGCAGTTCCTCCATAACAAACTAATTTCTTTTTTTTGAGAAATTCTTCTAATATGCCAATAATTTGTTTAACATCGGGATCACTTACAGTCTGTTTACCCTTTCTTTTTTCAGCAATATCGACAGCATTTCTAAGTATTTCAACCTCTTTTTCTTCTAATGTAGGCTTTTCTTTACAATACGACATTATATATAATATTATTAGAGAAAGTATTATATATAAAATTTAAATACTAAATGTGTAATAGTCAGTACTAGTTTTTCTACTGGTAAATGAGTTTTCAGGCTTTTGTGGAGTAGGATTTGGTATAGTAACAGGTACATACCTTAAATTTTCAGGTTTCAATACAAATGCATGACCAACTTTATCAAAAAATAAATCGTAATATTCCATATTAGAATCAAAATTTTGGAAACACATACCAACCCACTGACATCCGTATTTAAAATTTAATGACGCTTGAGGATTTTCAGCATATGGACTTAAATCAGGCATAGACATAGTCATATTTTTTTTATTATATGTAATTAATTCCTGACTATCTGGTGTATATTTAACATCATATTCTCTAGATGCTCTCAAGAATACGGAATTAGAAGCAATATTTACATATTCATCTAATGGTGTAGTTGAAAACATAGGGTTAGATCGATCAATAGATATAATAACTTTACCGGCAAAAATTTTAAGAGGAATAGCTCCTAAATTATGTCCATAATACTCATAACTATACTCTTTATCTAATATTCTATTTTCTAAAGTATTTAAAATAGTGTCAGCCATAACCTTATATATTTTTTCATTTGAACTTTGAATTCTAAAATGAAGAACTAATGGGTCGTTCGGATTAGGACATGATCCACCACTAAAAGCATAACTATTAACAATATTCATAGCATCTTTGAAATCGATATAATTATAGGTTTCTTTGACATGATAATCATTAATTGAAGATGTTGCAACAACCGGTTTATCATTTATGGAATAAATTTCAAAATCTAACACTCTAGCTCCTTGATTTATACATGTCTTTAATGCACAAATATTAACAAAATCATTTTTAAATTGACCCGAACAGCAACAATTATATGCAGTTTTTACATAATAATCGCGTAAATTGTATTTGTAAGAGTCATCATTATAATTGACAGATGATATAGTAGGAAATGACTTATAAATTTTTTTTAGATTATCGCAATTAGCGTCATTTAATCTCATTTTAGTAACTGCATATCCAATTATTCCAAGAGTTAAAATAATAATTAAACCATAAGCCATATATTTAATCATTTTTGCTTTATGTTGTTCTAAGCTTAATTTTGAAAACATTTTTTTAGCTTGTTCCATTATACTTATATTAAGTTATGAAAAAATAATTAATTGTTAATGTCTAAATAAAATATTATTTAATACAATAAAAAGTTAAATAATATTGTATGATAAATATATATGCCAGGAGGTTTATTAAATATTGTTGCTTATGGAAATCAAAATGTATATTTAAATGGAAATCAATCAAAAACCTTTTTTAAAACCACATATAAAAAGTATACTAATTTTGGAATGCAAAAATTTCGTATAGATTTTGATGGACAGAGATCATTGAGATTGACAGAATCATCTAAATTTACATTTAGAATGAAACGGTATGCTGAATTATTAATGGATACATATTTAGTAGTGCAATTGCCTACAATATGGAGTCCAGTTATTCCCCCATCCGATTGTTCTCATAATTGGGCCCCTTACGAGTTTAAATGGATAGATAATCTAGGTACACAAATGATAGAAGAGATTGAAATAAGTGTAGGTGGACAAACATTAAATAGATATACAGGTGAATATTTATTAGCAATGGTTCAACGTGATTTTACAGGTGAGAAGAAACACTTATATGATAATATGACTGGAAATGTTCCAGAATTGAATGATCCTGGTAATGCATACGGACGCATGAATGCATATCCCACTGCGTATTATAGTAAATTTCAACAAGGACCAGAACCATCTATAAGAGCAAGAAAGTTATACATTCCAATAAATTTTTGGTTTACATTAGCTGCTAAAATGGCCTTTCCATTAGTTGCATTACAATATAATGAATTAGAAATTAATGTTACACTAAGACCTATTAATGAATTATTTGTTATTAGAGATGTAGAAGATACTGAAAATCTGTTTCCACATATTCAGAGTAATCAAAATATAGCATTACAGCAATTCTATAGATTTTTACAACCACCACCAGATATTTCATTAAATACAACAACATCCTATAGTGATAAAAGAACAAATTGGAATGCCGACATTCATTTAATATCTACTTATGGATTTTTAACAGATGAAGAGTCTAAAATATTTGCTGCAAAAGAGCAGAAATATTTATTTAAATCTATATACGAATGGAAATATTTTAATGTAACTGGTAATCAAAAGGTTAAATTAGATAGTACTATGGGAATGGTTTCCTCTTGGATGTGGTATTTTCAAAGGAGTGATATTGATTTAAGAAATGAATGGAGTAATTATACTAATTGGCCATATAGTAATACTATTCCACAACAAGTTGATTTTGGTGACATGGTAGGTGATCTAAAATTGCCTTGTAATCCGGTTACACTTGCTGGTTTCGGTCCAGGATTAAATCCAAGTAATATGGAATATAGTGGTATTACTACTACAGGAAATTATAATGTACAAAATCAAAAAGATATTCTTATGAGCCTAGGTATATTATTGGATGGAAAATATAGAGAAAATAATATGGATTCAGGAATTTACAATTATATTGAAAAGTATACTAGAACTAATGGAAATGCCCCGAATGGATTATATAATTACAGTTTTGCAATCTATAATGATCCATTTGACTTTCAACCATCAGGAGCTATGAACTTAAGCAAATTCACTGATATTCAATTTGAATTTACTACATATGTCCCACCTTTAGATGCATCAGCTCAATTTTATACTATATGTGATCCATCTGGTGCTATTGTTGGTGTAAATAAACCTTCATGGAGAGTATTTGATTACAATTATAATTTAACAATTCATGAAGAAAGATATAATATATTAACATTTGTTGGTGGAAATTGTGGATTAATGTATGCTAGATAAAATATATTTTAATTTATTATTTAATAAAATATATTTTCTATTATCGCAACATACTATTTCCTACTCCAGAGAACCCCGTTTTTCTTGTAGAGGTATATTCAATCTCTCTTCCTCTTGAAACATCGTTAGAATGTTTTGGTGTTTTTGTATTATTTAATGGACAATTTAATCCCTTGTATGGATCTGCTGTCCATGCATTATTAGCAGAATAAACACCACAGTCAGAAAACATTCCAGTAGCACTTTTTCTGCAATCATAATTTACTGTAAAATTATATTTATTCGGATATTCAAATTCGGTTGTTGGTAAAGGATACTTTTCTTTTAATACATTCGGAAAATCACCCATAGAGTGTTCGGGATTAGTTTCTTTATATGGCTCTGGATTAGATGCTTTTAAATTATTTATTGTTTTACTATTATATCCATTGCTTATAACCTTTAGTTGTGTAGTTTCTAATATTTTTTTATCAGTAGTTCCAATTGGTATGGAATTAGGTTGTTGTATAATCCTATTTACATCAAGAGGGGTAAAATTTTCTTTAATTACAGATGGAAATAGCAAATTTTTTTGAAATTTGTATTGTTGATACAATAAATATATAAATATTATTACTCCAAATATCAAAATTATATTATCAAACATTATATAAATTATAAAAATATTTAATTTATACAATAAATATACACGTAGTTCTTAGTCCCTAAATAATCGACTACTGTTTTGTTCCTTTATTTTTTGTTATGATTGGATTTTCTTCTAGAACCTTTATGTTTTCTTATAGATTTGACCTTTTTTGTTTTTTTCCTTTTTGTTTTTTTCCTTTTTGCATTTCTTTTTCTTTTTCCTTTTCCACCTGTAATCGATTGACTTCTGTTTATGAGTTTTGATCGCTCAACCATTTTTAAAAATTTATCTTTACATTCCATGATGGGTGGTTGATTAAATTTAAAACGAAAATAGTGGTCAGCGAAAAAACTATATTGTACATTAGGTATACCACAAAACAGATGCTCTAATGCTTTATATTTTTCAACTAATACATCTCTACCATAAACATTATCTAAATTATTATTAAAATAGTCAGCGAATATATTTCGATCAATACTATAGTAAAAATGATTTGCCATTACTATATCACTTATAATTGAAATATTTTCAACATTGTCTCGATTTTTTAGTAATGTAGAAAAATCTTGACACCAATCACCATCCCAATCAATTAATCGTACTTCTAATGTATCTTTATTTATTACACAATTTTGTGGTTTTATATCAAAACAAATAATTTCTAAAAGTTTATGTGACTGATTTAGTAATTCGATTAGCTGAGAGGCGATATGTTTATCCTTTCTTGTCAATGAAGCTTTATCATCATATTCAGATATTATATCACTATAGTAGTTATATAAATCCATATCATACCCTTGACTAATCATACATAAATATACTGATGTTCCTTCTGAATTCTCTTCTTTAACATATCCATAAAAAAATAATACTGGAGATAAATTATTATTAGATGCATTTATCCAATTATATTTTGATTGTTTTATTTCAGATATAATTTTTTTATTTAACTTTTCACCTACACTTTCCCCTGGCTTAGAAATAGTATATGTTGCATCTTTGGCTAGTCTAATTGATAATTTACTATTATCAGGACCAGTATATGTGTATACCTTATTAGCTGAACCTTCTCCATCGCTAGTTTGTTTAAAGTCATTTGGTATAAATGTTGTTCGCACTTCATCAAATGTCGGCATATCTGTTATAGGTGTGTTGTATTCATTTGAAGCAATAGGCGGATTACTCATAGCATCCAATGCTATTTTACTTAAAGTTAATCCACCACCTTTTTTACTATTAGTAGGAATAAGTTTCATTATATAATAATAAAGTATTTTTTTTTATATACTGGCTATTTCTACACCAATATCAACCATTTCATCCACCTCAGATTCAACATCAGATGTTTTTTTTCCTTTTCGTTTTCCCCCCTTTCTTGTATGCGATTTTTTACCCTTTCGTGTTTTATTTTTTTTTGTGTATGATTTTTTATCCTTTTTTGTATATGATTTTTTACTTTTACTTTTGCTTTTAGATATTAATTTATCTTTGTAAGTAGATTTACAATGTTCATATAATCTGTTATCTGTTATATATTGTTCTATTCCAGGCGTAGTTAATTTTTGAATATTATTTATAGATGAATAGTACACATCTAATTCTTCTCTAACTCTATTTCCTGCATAAGCTTTATAAGATTCTGGTACTAAATGTTTAGGTAAAAATAATATTTGTTTCATTATTAGTTTTTTTAACCCTTCAAATTTACTAGCATTATTATCATGTGTTATATAACCTTCAATTTGTTTATTGGAAATTTTTTTTTCATTAAAGTAATTAGATACTTCTTTTGGAAATTTAAAATTAGCTTGTTCTAATAAACTTTTTAAATCAATACTTTTATAAACATAATTGTCAGATTGATTAATACCAATTAATTTATCGGAAAAAATATCATAACATATAGTTTTACAATCAAATAATAATTTTAACGAGTTAGTCCAATGACCTTTTACTCGTTTTATAACAACATCAATACTATTAGATAAATAAATATTATTAAATGACTGTTTTTTAAAATAATCTTTTAATGAGTGTAATGTTTCAATATGTGATTTAACCTTTTTTCCTAATTTTATTTCATTATCATTTACGATAAATTTAATATTAGACGATACTTTATATTCTTTATTAATGTAAGTTACTAAATTATCTAACATTTTTATTCTATCTGATTCTTCTACGCATCTAACCCATGGTTTATTATAATACTTATTTGTAGGGACAAAATGAAATTCTATTTTATGGTTAGGATATTTAGTTGCAATATATGATGATATATTATAAGCTAATTTACCAGTAGCTCTTGTTGGTGGTGAAAATACTCCACCATCCCATATATATATTGTTTGGTGTTTTGACATAAATACTTATATTATATGAATAATTTATTATTGTATATATTAAATTATTTGTTAAATATATATATATAATGAGTTCTACTGATGAAACTGATAAAAATAAAGATACAAAAACTGAGAAAAAGAATAATTTTGGAAAATTTATAGGTGGTGTTATACAAGCATTTATTTCTATGATTTTAATTGGACTGCTTGGAGCAAATTTTGTATATTTAACAAGAATTAATACAGATTTATTTTTCCCAACTGATCCAACTCAGAGACCATATACTGATAAAAATAAAAAGGGTAATTTATTACCTCCCTTATTTGGAAAAAATGCAGGTGATGTTGTGGCGGTAATGAAAGGGGGAAAAGGATCAGGAGGGTGTGGTGAATCAATTGATATAACAAAAAGTTCATTATTACAAAATAAGTATTTTAGAGGAACATTTGATTATGGATTTCCATATAGTATGAATACATCAGAAGATACAGTGGGTGGGTTTTTCACAAGTTGGTTTTCTAATAAGGTAGAATATTCCTATATATGGCTTCGAACCGTGGAAAAGGCAATAATTAATTTTTCTGAATCATTTTGTGCACTTACCCCTGAAAAAGCGAAGGATATAGTCCCGTTTATTTTAGGCCCTTTAATTATACAAGTTATTTTTGGAATAACCACTTTTTGGTTTATTCCCGGGTTAGTAAGTGCCTTTTGGAATGAACAATCTGGAAATAGTAATGATAAATGGAAGTTAGTATTTTCCGGATTTGGGTTGATGTTTGGATGGACATGGGCTACAGTAATAGGAACATCTTTTGTTCAAATATTTTCTGCAATGTTTAAGTTTATTTTACTACCATTAGTAATGAACGCAAAAGATATTATAAATATAATGGGTCGTCCATTTAATGCGTGGTGGTTAAAAATAATATTTTTAAGTATGGTTATGGCTTCTGCATTTAAAAATCTAGATTTAATTATTGCTATTATAATGTTAATTGTATTTATACCACATTTCATTCCTCCTGGAATGAATCCAATGAAAAAAAAGACAACACCTTAATAAAAACATATTGTAAATTATAATATAAATAGTTAGTTATATTATAATTTAAAATGGGAAAGAAAAATAATAAAAAGGGAAATAAAAGTAAGGGAAAAACCACTAATAACACTAATAACACTAATAACACTAATAACACTAATAACACTAATAACACTAATAACACTAGTAATAGTACATTACCTTTTGTAAGTGTTTGTACACCAACTTATAACAGAAGACCTTTTATAGAAGG